CGGTTGATGAGTGTATCATTATAGATGAACTCAAAGACAAGTTTGAGAACTTCTTAGAGAAGGGTGATCTTCCTAATCTTCTACTTTACGGAACTGCTGGGACAGGTAAAACTACTGTTGCAAAAGCAGTATTAGAAACTCTTGGTTGCGATTACATAGAAATCAATGGTTCACTTGAAGGTAGAAATATTGATACCCTAAGAAACACAATCAAGAGTTTTGCCAGTTCTGTTTCTTTTACTGGTGGTAGGAAGTTTGTATTGTTAGATGAAGCCGATGGTTTGAATCCTACTTCATTACAACCTGCTTTGCGTGGGTTTATGGAAGAGTTTTCTGCTAACTGCGGTTTCATTCTAACATGTAACTTCAAAGACAAGATTATCAAACCATTACATTCAAGGTGTAGTGTGATAAATTTTGTTATCCCTAAAGACAAGAAACCTGTAATTGCAGCTGCTTTTTTCAAAAGAGTTTGCGAGATTCTTGTAAAAGAGGGGGTTGAGTACGATAAAGCAGTTGTTGTAAAATTGATACAGAAGCACTTTCCTGATTTCAGAAGAGTGTTGAACGAGTTACAACAATGTGCCAGTGCTTCTGGCGGTATTACTAGTGATGTCCTAATTTCTAATGATGTAGCTATGGATGAACTTATAGTTCACTTGAAAGAAAAAAACTTTTCAAAGATGCGAGAATGGGTTGCTCATCACGGTGATGCAGACCCTGAAAGGTTTTTTAGAAAACTTTATGATGGAATGTATGAATGGATGAAACCTGAGACTATTCCGACAGTTGTTGTTACTCTTGCTGAATATCAGTACAAAGCATGTTTTGTTGCTGATCAAGAAATTAACATTGTGGCATGTCTCACTGAACTGATGGCTAATGAGGTTTGTAAATGAAATTGTTTGAAGAACTTGAAGATGAAGTTAAATTTGATGATGAGGATAATTCCAAAGAGAGTTATTGTCCATTTAAGTTCTTTTTGAGTTCTATAAATATAACAAAAGAGAATGTTTTGTTGGATGACAGTAATGGTAAGATAGAGGAAGCATACAATCCTTTTATTATTAATAAGACTTTATCATACTTTCCTGATACCATTATGCAGTCCAACACAATGAACCAATTTTTTGACCTTGATAAGAAGTTGCAATACGAGTTTTTACTAAATAGTATTAGAAAGAAAAAAAGATTTAGTAGATGGATTAAGTCAAACATTGAAGAGAATGTTGACACCGTAAAGCAATATTACAAAGTTGGAAATGAAAAGGCTGTTGAAATATTATCTTTACTTAATGATGAACAAATAACATCTATAAAAAAAGAATTGAGTGAAGGTGGAATAAGTGGAAGAAGAATTAATTGTAAAAGAATTCGTGGAGATTAAACTGAAGAAGTCTGAGGATTTCTTGAAGATTAAAGAAACCTTGACAAGAATGGGAATTCCGTCTATAAAAGAAAGAAAACTTTTTCAGTCTTGTCACATTCTACATAAAAAGGGTAAATATTATATTGTCCATTTTAAAGAATTGTTTAAACTTGACGGAAAAGATGCTGAACTAGTTGAAGAAGATATTCAAAGAAGAAATTTAATTTGTTCCCTTTTGGATGAATGGGAATTAATTGAGTTAGTTGATAAGAGTAAAATTGAAGATAAACTTCATATAAAGAAAATAAAAATAATACCATTCTCAAAAAAAGAAGAATGGGAACTTATAACGAAATATAATATTGGTAAATATTGACATAATATTTGATTCTGACTTTTTTAAGTCAGTTTTTATAAAATAAACGAAGATGCCGATTTTCGGGTCTTTATTACTCAACTTGCTTATTTAAGGAGTTGATTTAGGAGTTATTATGCAAATGTCGAAATTTTTTGAGTTAGCTATTGCTGACAGTTTTTTGAAAGATAGTTTCAGTTTCAAAGCTGAATCTAGTTTTTACCCCCCACACAACATTCTAAAACATAATGATAATAAGTTTGTTTTGGAACTTGCTGTTGCTGGATTCACACAAGAAGATTTACACGTTGTTCTAGACAAAAACACCTTAGTTGTTACAGGAAATAAGAAAAAGGATGATTCCTCTGATTCTGTTGCCTATCTACATAAAGGTATTGGAACTAGAAGTTTTAACAAATCTTTTGTTTTAGAAAGATACTTGGTTGTAAAAGATGTTAAGTTGTCTGACGGTATTCTGAAAGTTACTCTAGAAAGAGTTGTTCCAGAGGAAGAAAAACCTAGGATTTTAGAAATAGGTTAAATGAAATTTTAAACATGGCGAGGGGGAAACCTCTCGCCTATATATTATGATGATGCACTTTAATTTTATTTTACTTTTTTCAATTTTACTTTGTAGTAACTATTATTCAGATTTCATTTTTGAAAAACCTTCAAGAACTGTTGATAGAGTTTTTATCCATTGCAGTGATAGTGATTGGAAACACCATGATGACATTTCTGTTATTAGAAAATGGCACATGGATGAGAATGGTTGGGATGATGTCGGATATCACTTCTTTATAAAAAGAAATGGAACTATTCAGAAGGGTAGGAGTTTAGAACTCACACCTTCAGCTCAAAAAAGGCATAACGTTAGAACAATAGCTATATGTCTACACGGTAGAGAAAAATTCACAAAAAAACAATTTGAATCTTTAAAAAAACTATGTTTAGAGATTCATAAATCATATCAAGGAAAGGTAACTTTTCACGGACATAGAGAAGTTGCAAGAGAAAAAACTTGTCCAAATTTTGATTACGTTAAAGTCTTGAACTTAGATGGACACGGACGTATGAAAGGAATAGAAAATGAATGTTTACGCAATGAGATTAAAAACAGGTGAGGAAGTGATTTTTAGGTCAAGTTTAGAAATGACAAAGTTGATTGATTCTATCAATCAAAACATTTTATTCAAAGTTGAGAAACCTGTAACCATGTTACCAGTTGAAAATAAAGTGACTTTTGTTCCTTGGGTATTTTTCGCAAAAGACGATACCTTTACAATTAGTACGCAAGATGTACTTTTATTCTACGCAGCACAAGAGCAAATTGAATCTGAATATAGGAGAATGACTAGCGGAATTATTACCAGTCCAGCATTAGCATAATACTTGACTTTTCTTTTTTATTTTAGTATAATAGTAATTGAAAAGAGGTTTTATGCGTTTCTATACAAGTGTTAACTCTGTTAACAATCTAATGTTCGTAAAAGGTTTTGAGAACGGTAAAAGGTTCATTGATAAAGTTCCTTATCAGCCTGCCATGTTTATGAAATGTAATGCAGGTGAGTTGACGAAATATAAAGACATCTATGGTAATCCTTTGAAAAAGATTGTATTCCAAGGTCTTCAAGAGGCAAAGGATAAGTGTTTTCAAAAGACCACCAGAGAAGATTATTATGGAATGGCAAACTTTGAATATTCCTATATTTCTGATAACTACCCAGACGAAATTGAATTTGATCCTAAGTTAGTTCGGAAACTATATCTTGATATTGAGGTTTCTTCAGATAATGGATTTCCTAAACCTGAAGAGGCATCAGAACCTGTTACCGCAATCACTATATCTGATGGTAACAGGTACTATGTTTTTGGTCTAAAAGATTATGTTCCTCATAAAGAAAAGATACATTACAAGAAGTTTAATTCAGAGCATGAACTTTTGGAAGCATTCGTGACTTTCTGGTCAGGGTTTGAGGTTGATGTAATAACTGGTTGGAATACTAAGTTTTTTGATATTCCTTATTTGGTAAACAGAATCAAGGTTTTGTTGGGTGATAAACTTTCTAAAAAGTTTTCACCTTTTGGTGTTGTTCGAGAAAGAATGGTACAAAGAGTTCCTAATAAAACTGAACAGACTTATACCATACTTGGGGTTTCTGATTTAGATTATCTTGAAATGTACAAGAAGTTCACTTTCACTAATCAAGAAAGTTACAGACTTGATCATATTGCTTTTGTTGAACTCGGTGAAAAGAAATTAGACTATTCAGAATATGAAGGTCTTTTTGATCTTTACGAGAAAGATTATCAGAAGTTCATTGAGTATAACGTAAAAGACGTTGAGTTGATTGTTCGTCTTGAAGAAAAACTTGGTTTCATTGAGATGGTTCAAACCATGGCTTATGATGCTAAGGTGAACTATGATGACACTTTCTTTCAAGTTCGTATGTGGGATGTTATTATTTTCAATGCTCTAAAGAAACATAAAATTGTAATTCCCCCAAAGATTAAGCAACCAAGTCAACCTTTTGAAGGCGCTTATGTTAAAGAACCTAAAGTTGGATATTATGAATGGGTGACTTCTTTTGACTTGAACTCTCTATATCCTCATATTATTATGCAGTGGAACACTTCCCCTGAAACTTTGAAGAGGAAGATGGATGATGTTACAGTTATAGATTTACTTAATGAGGTTATTACTCCTGAGATAACAGAAAACGAGACTATGATGGCTAATGGTTCTGTTTATGATAAGACTAGCACAGGCATTCTCCCTGCTTTGATGTCTAAAATGTATCAAGATAGAAAGATATACAAGAAAGAGATGATCAAGCTGCAGAAAGAGTATGAGAGAACCAAAGACCACAAAACTAAGATGTTGGCGGATAAGTATTATAATCTTCAGTTAGTTAAGAAGATTCAATTGAACTCTGCTTATGGTGCGATTGGAAACAGGTTCTTCCGTTTCTTTGATGTTCGTATGGCAGAAGGTATCACAACATCAGGTCAGTTGGTTATCCGATGGGCTGAGAAAAAGGTGAATGAGTTTCTGAGAAAAAGGTTTGGTAATAATGAAAAAGATTTCGTGATTGCTTCTGATACAGATTCTTTATATCTTGACCTTTCCGATTATGTTTCTGAAATGGACACCAAAGACAAAACAGAAATCACTGATAAACTAAACTTGATATCACAGAACGAGATTCAACCTCACATGGAACATTTCTATGACGAGTTGAAAAACTATCTAAACTGTCCAAAGCAGAAGATGGCCATGGAACGAGAAGTGATTGCTGATCAGGGTATATGGATTGGAAAGAAGCATTATGTGCTTAATGTTCTCGATTCTGAAGGGGTAAGGTATGAAACTGCTAAACTCAAGATGATGGGGATATCTGCGGTTAAGAGTTCCACCCCTGCTATATGCCGTGATAATATTAAGAAATCTATTAATATTTTGATGAATGGTAATCAGGAAGAGTTGTTTGATTTTCTTGATCGAGCAAAAGAAGAGTTTATGAAAGCAAACCCTGAGGATGTTATGTTTCCGAGGGGCGTGAATAATCTTAAAAAATATACTGATCAAGACACTCTCTACGCTAAAGGCACTCCGATTCACGTGAAGGGTGCTTTACTTTTCAATAAGTATTTGATTGATAACGGTTTTGAAAAGAAGTATGAGAGAATTGAAGAGGGTGAAAAAATCAAGTTTTGTTATATGAAGCAACCTAATCCAATATTTGATACGGTTTTTGCTGTGAAGAATGTTCTACCAAAAGAGTTTGGACTACATCAGTTTGTTGATTACGAACGACAGTGGGAGAAAGCTTTCACAGAAGCAGTAAAAGATATTGTTGATGCTCGTGGTTGGAAGATAAAAAAATCTTCAAGTTTATTTGACTTTTTCTAAAATTATGAAAAAAGATTTATTAATAAAAGATAGTTGCTTCAACTCTTCAAAATATATTGAAGATGATTCTGTTGATATGTTTTTTTGTGACCCTCCATATAATATCTTGAAAGGTCAATCTTGGGACAGTCAGTGGAAAACTAATCAAGAATTTTATGATTGGACTGAAAGTTGGATTCAGTTGATGTTCAAACAATTAAAAGTTGGTGGAACTGCATATGTTTGTATTTCTTGGCAACATAGTCACATGTTCCATCTAATACTTGAAAAGGTTGGATTCATAATAAATAATAGAATCACTTGGAAAAGGGATAAGGGTAGAGGTTCCAAAAAGAATTGGAAATCAATACACGAAGATATATTTTTTGTTTCAAAAGGCAAAGAATATCAGTTCAATATTGAAGATGTTATGGTTGAGAAGAAAGTGATAGCACCTTATAGAGATGATGAAGGAAACCCGAAGGGGTGGTGGGAAAACGAGAACGGAGAAAAGGTTAGATTGACATATCCTTCAAATCTCTGGGAAGATTTCAGTGTTCCTTTTTGGTCATCAAAAGAAGTAAGGTCATATGCAAAAACAAAAAGAACTCCAGAAAATGATTTACAAAAACACCCAACACAAAAACCGAAAGATTTAGTGAAGAGGTGTATACTAGCATCAACCAATGAAGGTGATTTAGTTGTTGATTATTTTCTAGGGAGTGGAACAACTTTAATATCCTCTATAGAAACTAATAGAGAGTTTATTGGATTTGAGATATGTGAAGAGTATCAAAAAATTATTGAAAAAAGAATTCAAAATGAAATAAAAAATGAAAATAAATTATTTGACTTTTTCTAAAAGATAGGTTATAATAGTTTTATAGGAGTTAAAATATGGATTTTAGTAATATTGTTTCTGCTGCTGGTAATGAGTTTGCCCAGACTGCCAGCGATATGGAAGAAACGCAATCATATATTGATACAGGCAGTTATACACTTAATGCGATTATATCTGGTTCGATCTACAAAGGATTGCCAGGAAATAAAGTCACGGCGTACGCAGGTGAACAGGCAACAGGGAAGACCTTTTTTGTTTTTGAGGCGGTGAAGAACTTTCTACAATCTAACACGGATGGTAGAGTTCTATTTTTTGAGACTGAGAATGCCTTAGAAAAAGGAATGTTTGACTCTCGTGGAATTGACTCATCCAGGATAACTATCTTCCCTGTTGCCACTATTGAAGAATTCAAGTCACAAGCAGTGAGAATACTTGATGCCTATCTTGCTATAAAAGAAGATTCCAGACCACCTTTGTTGATGTGTCTTGATTCTTTGGGTATGTTATCCACTGCAAAAGAGGTGAATGATACAACAACAGGTTCTGATAAAGCAGACTTCACAAGACCAAAATTAATCAGATCTGCTTTCCGAGTACTCACTCTCAAACTCGGAAGAGCTAATGTCCCTCTCCTAATTACCAACCACACTTACACCAGTGTTGGTAGTTTCATTCCTACTCAAACTTCTGCTGGGGGTGGTGGTTTAAAATACGCTGCCTCCAGCATTGTCCTTCTGAGTAAGAAACAAGTCAAAGAAGGGACAGAGAAAGTCGGAAATATA